CGAAACTTTTGGTGCATCTACTTCAATTGTTTCTTCATTAACACCAGATGTGTCTATTTCAACTTCTGGATTTTTTTCTTGTATGTCTGCCATTTAGTCCTCCTAGTAATGGTGCAAAATATCATTCGGGTCTTTAATTGTTGCAATGACTTCATCATCATTCAACACTCTTACTTCACCGCCATCTATTTTGAATCTTGAACCTGAATACCTACTAAAAATAATCCATTCATTTAGTTTGCACCAAGGTCCGTTTGTGAATTTATCTTTATCGTGATAACAAAGATCTCCCATTTTTAATACTAGACCACACACTGTAGTCATTTGTATTGTTTCTTGTGTAGTATCAGATAACCACAAACCACCTTTGGTTTTTTTAGGGCCAGCATAAGGCAGAACTAAAATTCTATAACCAGTTGGTGTTGGTAGACTATCTAATGTTGATTTATCGATCTTTTTAGGATCTAGGACTGTTTCTATTTCTTCTTTAGCTTTGTAAGCATTTAGAAGAGCATCAGTCCGTTTCGGTATCTCCGTGGACTTGTTCATCATCGTACTCCGTTGTTGTCAGCAGGTCTTTAAGATCCTGTTGCAGATCTTCTAATGATCTGATTTGACCCCTAACATATTGTAGTTTCTCAATGGTGTCAACACTATATATAGCGTGTGACTTAAGTCGAGCTAAACGTTTTTTAACTCTATGCTGTACGAGAGATATTGTATCTATGTCCATTATTTTCTTTTTAATGAAATTTTACTTTTTCCTTGTTTCAATAATTGAAAACTAAATTCATTTACTATTATTTTTAATACTGCATCCATGTCATAATAAGGATAATCATCAAAAATAAACACCGAACCTGGTTTAGATCTTTTTCCAAAAAAAATTGCTTCATTAATAACATCAACAGTTTTGTGTGGTCCGTCAAAATGAACTAAATCATAAGTATTTATAATTTCTTTTTTTTCTCTGTAAATAGGTACACCATCATGAAAACTTTTCATAAATTCATCATCATCTAATTGGTACAATGTAAAATTTTCAAAGTTTAAGTCTCTTAATAAATCAACTTTCATACTATTTGTATAATTACAAACAATTGAAGGTCGGTCATCAAAATGTGGGTAAGATATATTACCGTAAGGATCTATACCAATGTGCCAGTGTTTTTTATGTTTAAGGTTTTCAAGGATTAACTTAGAACCTAGTCCCTGCCTCACACCTATCTCTACTGTAAATAAATTATCTGATGTTAAGGATTCACAGGCTTCTATTAATATTTCGTATTCTTTACTATCGCCACCTATCATAATTTGAATTGTTGAAGAACTTGTATTTTTTCTTCCGCTTCAGCTATTTTGGTAATCAATTTATCTATTTCATCAAGATGTTGTGGATGCTCCCCAATCGCAACAGGTTTTTCTAAATATATTTGAATAGTTGCATCAGCTTCAGATATTTGAGCATTATATCTGTCTTCTAGAGCTTGTAGTAATGCTGATCTTAGACTCATACCGAATCTATATATTATTTAGTTTTTTTGTAAACTAAAAAACGCCTTTAAAATTTGTGCCCTTTATTGCAGCCCCGGCACCTCTACAATACCCACCTTCTTTCATTCTAGGAACATCTCTATTAATCATTGCATTTTCTCTTGCATCTTCATATGTTTCTACAACTGCAGGGTTTCCTCTTTTTTCAGGTTTTTTTTTAACCGTTGGTTTATTTGCGTATTTTCTAGTATCGTCACCTTTTTTTCTAACTGGCATTATATTTTTCCTTGTTTCTTTAATTTTTTTATATCACCTTTTGTAAGACCTGTTAAGTCTACCTTAGGTTTTACTGATTTAATATCAGGTGCTACTTTAGATAGGTTCCAAGGTCTAAATAATTTTTTTATCCATTTCCACATTTTATGTCCTTACGTTAGATGGTTTTGGCCCTGCATTACTTGCCATTCTTTTTCTGGCTACAGCAGATGCCTTTTGCGACTTTGACATCGCTGTGGCTTTTGCAAGTGGTACGCACTTCGGATACTTCCGGCTTGAACCACTGGCAGATTTTCTTCCACACTCTTGAAACTTGCCACCTTTTTTCTTTGCTCCAATATCTACCCATTTTTCTTTAAACCATTCGTTAAGTCCACCTGTTTTCATAGCAGGTACACAGTTCGGAACTGTTCGGTTCCCTTTTTTCTTCATTCCTTTTTGAACGTAACCTTCCCAACAAGAACCCTTCTTGTACATTATTTTACGCCTTGAAAGTTAAGTCCTCTTATGGCTGCACCACCGCCTCTTACTAATTTAACTGTGCTTAAACTTTTTGCTTGTCCTGCGTGTGTTTTAGATGCCTTTTTTAAACCTTTAATAACTTTATTAATTTTTATTTCAGCACCTTTGTTGGCTGCTGTATATTTTAATTTACCTTTTTCACCATATTCAGAATATGGATTTTGTTTTTTTCTTAAATATTCATTTCTATCTTTACCACCTGGTGTTGGTTTCTTTTTTGTTTTTTTTGGAGTTTCTGCATGTAGTCCTTTATTAGCTTTTTTAGGTCCCCAATCTTTTCTTTTTACTCCTGATGGATCTTTTGCTTTACCAGCACATATTTTTGATGCATATGCGTTAGCGTAAGCTGATGGATAAACTTTAAATTTTCTTTTTGCAGCTGATTTGCCTCTAGCACATAATTTTGTCATATTTTTTGCATCCCTGGATTAGTTGATAATATATTTTTATTTGCTCTAGGTCTAGCTACTGAATCTTTGCTTCTTTTACGAAGTTGAGCTATAGCCGATTCTTTTAATGCTCTTTCTTTTCTTAATTTTTGTAAATCTCTTTCTAGGTTCATTTTTTATCCTTATTCATTCCGCCTCTGAAAATTTGAGTTCCCTTTATACCATAGATACTTGCCACGACAAGGATCCATAAATTTGTGAACCAGCCCGGAAGCTGCGAAAACATTTCGAAGAACAATTTTACCTTGTCCATCGCTCCTGGATCGTCACTTATAACAGCCCAACTCAGAACAGCTATTGGCGCTGACAAAATTATCAAAACTGCCTCGTCCTTCCAGTCTGAATTTCTTGATTCTAAAAGTTTTCCTTGGTAAGCTTCCTCACCTTGAGCCATCTTTCTTGCGTGCATCATTTGTGCATCCGCCATAAGCATCTTTGTCTCTTGACGCTTCTTGAAGATGTGCGTACCGGCTTGTGCCGCCAATTTTATCGCGCTTATCCACATAATATTTATCCTGTCTTCTTATACACATGAATTCTATCATTTTATCTATGATCAAGAAAGCCCTGTATCCGTTCTGTCTCCATACCCAAGTTTGTTTATGATGTTTTTGGCGTTTTTTACAAAAAGTTAGGTTTCCTCCAAACATATCTGAAAATTTTTTTAAGCTGTCATAGTCCGACATCTCCACTTTACACGCAAATTCTTTTCTTCTGTTTACTCCCTTTGACCAAATGCCAAAGCTGCCTTCTCCATCAAATACTCCAGACAAAAAAATTAATTTAGACTGTACTGGAAGACTTTCGTATGAGTTTTTTGGTGTACTTTTTAACACTTTTAAACTTCTTTTCGGTTAGCCCTTGTGGGTTTGGCCCTCTTTTAGGTGGTGGACCAGAAGATACACCTCCACTCAATGAATTATTTCTTCTTTGAGTCAATTTTTTCTCTCGCTACTTCTAAACGTTCGTCTGATTGTTGGTCTTGCGTTGCAAGTCTATCATAATCAAAATCAAGTCTGTCTGCTGCTCTTTGATTTTCTTGATCTGCTCTAAATTTAGTCTCTTCAGCTTTTCTTTGAAGATCCATGGCTCTTAAATCAATTTCTTGTTGTTTAATTTTAATTAAAGGGTCTTCTTTATTCTGATTTGCATTTTCAGTTTGTACTAACTCTTGAGTTATTTGTGCTGCAACCTTCGCAACCTCTGCTTCAAACATAATTTCAAACTGTTGAGGGTCTTGTTGAGCCATTTGTGTCATTTCAGGATTTTCCATCATCATTTGTTTAACTTGTGCTTTAGCTTTAAATGAAATGTGATCAGAAATGTGTGATTGTAATAACGCATATACCTGAGGATTAATCTGTACCATTCTTGATGCCATAAACGCCATGTGTGCAGCGATATGAGCATCGTGATCTTGAAATTCAAACGCTGTAAGCAATTTCATTTGAAGCGCACGTGCATTTTCTTTTGCAGGATCTAGTGGTTCTGGTTGTTTTGGTGGTGGCTTTAGAATTTGATCTATAGTTTTAGTTCCAAGTGCTTCATAAACACGTCTATATGCTTCGTGTAGGTTGTGCATCTGTGGGTTTGATTGTGCAATTTGTAATTGTGCTTGTGCAAGTGTTACTCTTTGAGCCATAGACATAATATTTGGATCTGCAACAGGTAGAATATCTACTCTGTTATCAAAATCTGTTTGTTTTATTTGTCTTGGTCCACCGTAAACATCGTAAGGATATTCTGGTGGTAAATATTCTCCACAAATTCTTGCTAAGATTTTAAATTCTAGTCTCATTGCGTAGTAACATCTTTTATGAACACCACTCATAACACGTGATCCTCTTTCCATCAGCGCCATAGTAGTTCCAACAGCTCTGTTTTGTGTATCATTACCAACACTAGAGTCTGTAATCGCAGCAAACTTTTGCCCTGCTTGTACTACAAAGCCCATTAAGTTGTATAAAGTTGGTGACGGTTCTGTAAATGGTAAATTAAAAAACTGATCTCTAATGTTTCCACCAGGTGCATCTACATCTCTAAACTCTCCTGGTTGAATTGGTTGGTCATCATCTCTAACTCTGATACCACGTGATTTAAATCCTGCTGGTAAATTTTTTAAAGTACCTGCATCAATCAATTGTCTTAACGATTGAGTTGCAGCTTGTGATAAACCACCAATCATATGTGTTAAACCAAAACCATAAAAACCTAATCCAGGTAAAAATTTGTAATGTACAAAATATTCTACTCTTGCATAACCTAAATCATTTGGTCTGTAATTTCTATAAATAGATAAAACCTCTCCACTTCCTTCATCAATAGTGACAATGTATGGAATTTTAATTTTCTTAGCCTTGTCATCAAAATCTTCGTAGTCATCTAAATTTAAATCTACGTGCATCTCAAGAATTGTATTTAAGTAATCTGAACCTGTGCCCTTAACACCCTCTAGTTCATTTAATTTTTTCTGTACTGAATCTGGTTCTGTACTGCTGTCTATTAATTCTATGTCTCTATAAAAACCTGCAGCCATTTTTTTTGTAACTTCATTCTGTGTCATCTTAATTACATGAGTTATTCTTTCACAATCTTTTAAATCAGATGCGTAGTAAGGAACTACTAGATCTTCTGCTGGAATAAATTTAGATACAGGTCTATCTAACATTGCATCGTAATAAATTTTCTTAAATGTAGAACCAGATAGTGGTAGATAAAATAACATCTGATCCATGTCAGTTGTGTAATCTTCCATCTCCTCCATCAGCAGGTAATTCATATAATCTTTAACTCTATCTGCTTGTTGTTCGGTAGCCGGTGTTTGTAAGCCTATAACTTGTGTTCGGACTGGCCCATCAGATGGAACAAGTTCCTTATATGCTTGTGCTTGGAATTGTGTAACAGACTCAGCTAACAATGGATGCGTGACACCGGAAGCACCTTTAAATGGTTTTGTTACTTCCTGATACTTGGTTCCTAATAAATCTAAACCTTTGATATAAGCATCTTCCCATTCTTTTCTGGATGTTTTATCTTTTTTGTATTCTTCAATAAGCTCCATGGCCATGTCCTTAAGCTCTTGCTCGTCCATGTCTTCTGCCAAGTTTGCATTAAAATCGTCTTGAGGTCTTTCCTCAACAACCTCTTCTTCGCCTTCAACTTCTACGTCAATTGGAAGACCCTCAGGTTGCTCAACTACTTCTTCTGCTAACTCTTCTGTTACTTTTTCTACTGCCATGATTAATTGTACCTTATTGGTTTAAACATATCCACCACAAGTCCGCCTTTGGACTTGTACGTTTTTTGTGTATTTCTCATTAGTGGAACCACTTTAATCGCATATGCATCAAAATACAAGCGTGGATCTCCTTCTGGAATATTCTTAGTTCCTTTTTCAGGATTCATACCAGCATTACTGTGGTAATCACTTTTAATTTCTTTTCCTTTTAATGGGTGGTCTGATGGATATTTAAATTTATCATTACTAACATTTTTATAAGGTTTTTTTGGATCCGATAAAGATATCTTTGTTGGCCCTGCCTTTGATCCATAGAACCTTGCATTCTTAGACATTACATCGGGAAGCACTGCTTTACCTTTTTTACCAATACCTTTACCATTAGCGTAACCATAAAATCTTTCATTACCTGCTTTGTATCCTTGCCTGAAACTTACTTTGTCAAACGGGGCAACTGCTATGTAATCAACATTCTCACGTGCAGCCTTCTGCATTAAATATTTAACAGCGTGGTCTCCATAAGAATCCGCTTCAACCATAGGAAAGTAATCTTTAACGGTACCATCTCCATAACCTTCTCTTTTAGAACTTAATCTTTGTAATTTTGTATTAATATCTTTCATAGAGGCACTGATTGAGTTAACTCTACCAAACTCATTTCTAGCAACAGCCTCATCTAAATCTTTAAGCATTTTACCACGTTGACCTACAAGTAAATTTAATTCTATCTCAGCGTTAAAAGGATTAAGTCTACGTTCTCCTGATAGTTGTGCAGCTTTAGTCATACTTTTTGCAATACTCTGGTTTACATCAGATTGTATTTCATTAATCATAAATACTTTTTTACCATCAGGTGTGAACCTTGTATCAAATCTAATATGATAAATATTATTTACATCTCCAATCTCATCTGTAAAGTGTCCCCCTGCATTTCTAAGTTTTGAGTTTGTTGTAATATCTTCTGGTAAAGTAAAAATAGTTTCTCTGTAATCTTTACCACCTTGTAATGTGTAATTAGATTCATTTCCGTATCTAGTCTTTGTAGCTTGCATTGGTCCAACTTTGTTATTGATATCACCAATAACTTTGTTCAGTGTTTTTTTTTCATCGACAGCTACCATTCCAGATTTTGTTAAATTTTTTAATGTATCATTTATATCTCTTAGCGATCCTCTACTTGGAACACCACTATCAGCTTTTAAATAGTATTGCAGTTGATCTAATTCATATTTTACAGCATCGTTATCTTTGTATTTAACTTGTAAATCTCTAACAGTATTTCTTGCATTTTTAGCAGAAACATCAAATGCTTCTTGTGCACCTTTGTTAACACCAAGCTCTATTGGTTTTAATCTATTGATAGGGTTTAGTTTGATCATAGCTCCAACTTCATTAGCATCAAGCTTTAAACCAAATTTCTTTGCTGCATATAAGAGGCCACCTGTTAGGTCTCCCATGTCATTAAATACTGCTAAATTGGAATCAAATAATTCTTCTTTGGATACACTAACTTCTCTACCGGCAAAGGGACCTGAATCGTATTTAAATCTTTTCTGTTCACGAACAGTTTTAGTTGCAGGTTTGCCAAATATTTTAAAGTTTACTTTTCTAGTAGATGTTAAATGGTCTAGCCACTCATCTGCAGTGTACTTGGACCTACCCATTCTCATAGCCCAGTCATATGTTGATGAACCAAAAGCAGGTGCTATGTCATCACCCATCTGTAGGGGTTTTGTTTTCTTTAAAACTACTGGTGGGTTTTTTAATTCTTGTGTAACTAATTCTTTAGCCTGTGCCTGTGAAGGTTTAGGTGTATAAGTTATTTGTCTTGTTTGTTCTCCGGTGGTCGGTGTTGCTGAAGGTTTCTTCGCCTTAAGTAATTCCTTACCAGCTTTTAGTAATGCCTTTAGGGACATTGTCCCTCCTATGTAATTTTAGTAGGTCTTGTTCTACCTAGTTTACAACCACGTGCTTTGACCATTGTACCTGATCTATAACCCATAGGTCTTTGCATCATGCCACCACTCATTCTGGAACTTAATGTTTTTTTTAGTTCATCTCTGTTTTTTACCTTTACTGTTTTAATAGTTGTATTTTGTTTAGCTGGTCCTTCTGGAACACCGAACTGAACAACTAAAGCTGGTCTTTCTTTTCTTTCCTTTGGTGTTTGTGATAGTCCTGCTTGTGTTTTTCTTGCTTGCATTGCTCTGGGTCCTGCTTCAATTGCAAGTTTACCTGATTGTGTTCTTCTTACTTGCCTTGCTCTGCCTGCTTTTCCCATTTTACTCATAGGTCCTGTTCCTGGTTTTGTTCCATCTTTATAACCCATAGGTCTTGGCATCATCATGCCACCCATATTTTTTTTAACTGAAATATCTCCGTAATCACCTTTTTGAAAATCTCTTTTTTTCTTTCCTGGTTTAATAATTTTTTTAATCCCTTTTGCAACAGCAGTAACGGGGTTTAAAGTAGAAGCTATACTTAAAGCAGTTCCAGCAATTTTTTTCTTAAACTCTGTGTGTCTTGCTTTTCTACCTTCCATGTATCTTTCTTTTCTCATGGGTTGGTTGTGTTTATTTCCGCTTGATAAATAAGATCTTAAACCTTCTTTACTTCTTGCTAGTTTAATATTTTTTTCAGCTTTTTTTCTATCTTGTTTAGATCTAAAACCACTAGATGGTCCACCTGTAGTATAACCCATAGGTCTTTGCATCATGCCACCACCCATTTTTTTCTTAACATCTTTTTTCTTATTCATTTTAGATTTTAAGTATTGAGATGCAGCGACTCCTGCAGTACCAACACCTAAAGCTATTTTACCAATTCTACTTGCCCTTGCTGCTTTCTTAGCAGCAGCCATAGCAGTTTGTCTTTTATTAAATTTTTCTGAAGTTTCTGCTGGTCTATAACCTATAGATTCTCTAAGAGCTTCCATAGAAGTAAACTTACCTGTAGCTTTGTTAATTTTTCCTGCGTCTACCATTTTTGCTTTATCGGAAAATTTCATTCCCTTCATAGTAGTAGAACCCACGCTTGTAGATTTACCGGCTAAAGGAATTCTTGTAACTGATTTACCAACTCTAGCTTTTATCATCTTACCATGTTTAGCTGTTTTTATTGTACCATCATCAATAGCTTTTTGTAAAAGCTTTGGAAGCATTCCACTCATGCCTTTTCCTGAGGAAGCCATATTAGAATTATCTGAACTTGCAGATTTTTTCTTACCCATAAATTTTGAAATAAGTTTAGTAGCCATTGTACCTAAATTTGCTTTCATGACTTTACCTGGTTGAACCTTCTCATCTTGAAGACCCATGCCTCTGCCTTTTGCTTTCTCAGATCTTAACACAGCAAAATCTTTTGCATCAATTTTATTTGGTGGTGGAGCTTTGGCTGCAATCTTTGCTTGGCCAACAGACATACCTTTGTTAGCAGTTGCCACATTTAATTTTTTAGTTTTACCTTCGTAATCAGATTTTTTATATTCTTTAGAATCAGTAATTTTTTTTAATTCTTTTTGAGATTTAAGTTTTCCGTGACGAATATTACCTTTTGTGCTTGATGATTCCATAAAAAATTCTCCTAATAATATTTATATTCTTTTTCTACTTTAATTTGGTCATCATCCCAATCATCAGAATATGTTGAAACAAATCCACCTTGTCGATATCTTAACACAGCTTGGGTCATAGAATCAACATAGTCATCATACTGACCATTAGGAAACGCTGCACACTCCTCAATTACTTCCTGTGCCCAGTGTTCATCAACAGGTGCCCACACCATACCAGACTCAAATACAGGTGCGCAAGAGTTTATTCTAGTATGTTTGTCTCTTCCTCTAGCAGGAACATAGTCTACTACAGGTATACCTGCTCTACGAAGTTCATGTATTAATGGTGTACCACTAGCTTTTGCTTCAATAATAACAGTTTCCGGTTCCCAGTAATGATATTGCTCTAATGCAACATTTTTAAGATCTGGGAAATCATACCTACCCTTTTGAGCATCTAATAATATAATTGCTTTCTCATAACCTTCTACAGGTTCAAATACCCCCCAGGTGGTAATAGCAGAATAGTCAGCAGTTTCTTTTTTAGAAAATGCAGTATCATAAGATTGTATGACATGTAGTAACTTTGGTAAATTTTCTTTATCGTAATCTTGCCACCATTCCCTTTTTATTATTGCACCCTCTTCTGAGGTTGGGTCCTGCATGTATTGTGCATTCCAATTTTTTGATGAGATTGAGGCTTTCACAGAATCTAAATCTTCTTTACCCCAATACTCAGGCCACACCGGTTTATCATCCGGCATGATTGCAGGAAAGGAAATTACTTCCCATTGATCTGCTTTAGTACCACTCTGAGCCTTAACCAACCTTCCTGTAAGATCGTCAGTAGCCCAGCGAGTCATTACAACTAAAATTCTTCCTCCTGGTTGTAAACGCTGTCTGGGTCCTGAACTGTACCATTCATAAGCACGTTCCATCGCTGTATCGGACAAGGAATCTTGTTCCGTATGTGGATCGTCAATAATAAGCAAATCGGCCCCTCGACCTGTGATAGATCCGCCAACACCCGCTGCAAAGTATTCACCACCATGATTGGTTTCCCACCTGCCTTTTGCTTTACTGTCTTCTCGAAGTGTTACACTTCCAAAAATTTCTTTATACTCTCTAGTGTTCATTAAGTTACGAACTTTGCTACCGAACCTTGAAGCAAGTTCAGCGTTGTGTGATACCTGCATAATTTTTTTCTTTGGATACTTACCAATATACCAAGCAGGGAATAAATAAGATGCAAATTCAGATTTAGTATGACGTGGTGGCATATTTATTATGAGCCTCTTTGCATCACCATCTGCAATATTTTGAAAAGACTCAGCAATAATTTGATGGTGCCCGTATTTCTTTGGGTTCTTTGTTTTACGATAGATAAAGTCTTGCCAAACAGACTCTGCAAAAATTAAAAAATTATCCTGACAGAGCTTGATCCACTCTAATTGTTTTTTTAGAATTATATCTTTTAATTCTTCTTCAGTTAAGTTTTCTATTTTCATCTCGTTTGGGACCCTAGTGTATCTATATAACCTACTTTGTAAACCCTTTCGCCTCAAAAAACCTAGCCCTAGAACGTGAAACCCTGAACAGCAAATTTTAAAAACGATTTTAAGATTGATTGTGAGCCTTCATATAGGTGTAGGATAGATACAACAACGGCGTCAGTTAAGACGCCGTTGGTTCGTGTTAGTTATTCGTTAGGGTGTAAGGTCTGTACAAGTGTACTGAACTTTTTGAGTATGTTCATCTTGAACTCATCAACAACAGCATTGCCAACGTTCTCAAGTATATGCTTCTCACATTCGCCCATCAACAGTTGGAACATGATCTCATAGTTCAACTGTTTCTTAGTTCCATTGTCCACCACCATGTCAGCAAGTGATGTAGGTGCATTAGAGTTTAACTTCTCACTCAATACATTAGCTATGTTTATCAAATCATTATTGGGCATTTGATACCTCGCCTGGCTCTTGTAGTCCATTAATGTCACCAATAGCTTTATACTCTGCATACATTATTTCTTTTTGGTGAGCATTCCATAAATCTAAATGTGATAATTTAAATTTATCTTTATCAAAAGATTTTCTTTTTCTGTTAATCTTTTGCAATCCAAAACTATTGCCATGTTCGTCTTGGACAATAATTAAGTTTTGGTTGGTTCTATCAAATAGATTAACAACATGTTCTTTCATGCTATCTAACTCTTTGTTAAGTCTATTTGCTTTCAGCTTTAGTGTTGCATAAGCTAGGACTACTTTTTTTTCGTCTTGCTTTAGCTTTTTTGCGTTTTGCATTTTTACCTCTTTGTTAAGTTATGTATTTTTATAAATACCCTCTCTTTATATATCTTATTAAATCTTATGCAAACGTTTATTTATCTTTTTTTTAATTAAGTTTAGCAGGTCTATCATTAGTAGAACTATCATTATTATCCTCTAGCATATTAATTAGTCTTTTTATTTTTTCGGTGAAAAGTTTTTCCCGTGCCGTCCCCAGCTGTTGTTTAGTTTTAACTTCTTTCTTATTTCCACCACGAGAACGAGACGAGGCGACATTGTCGCCTCGCATATTATAACTATCATCTACCTCGCCCTTTTGCATTAGCTTGGTAAATTTATCTTTAGCCATTACCAACTACACCAATACTCAACGACCTTTTTCTCATTGATAGCCTGCTCACAGAATTTAAGAAACTTGATATCTTGTTCCTTGTACTCTTTGACGCTTTCCTCTTGGAACTGTTGTCCCCAAAAAAAACCATCTGTTGCAGGGTAGTCTTTGAAGTCATTTGATATAGCTTCTGCTAAATCTTTAACAACTTCTTCGGTCATATAACAAGGTGCTTCACAATCTCCGTTAAAACCTAGATGACCTAAATCTCCTTCATGTGTATGACTTGTGTTTTGTTCATTCCATTTGGTAGCCATGAACTGCTGAAGTCTTGCGTGTTTTCTCCAGACAAAAATATTCTCCTGATCATCATTATCATCAGAGTAATATTTCTTCCAATCTATTGGCTCACCTCTTAAGTGTGCGTGTTGATCTAATCCCATAACTTTTCTCCTTTGTTGGTTAAAGTTATGTCTTATCGTGTCCTATGCACTAGTGCAAGTATTATCTTTTAGAACCATTCTAAACTAGAAACCCTAACGCACATTACCCACAGGAGTGTCCTGCGTAGCGTGCCAAACTTCCTAGACTGGTGTAGCGCAGGGCTATCCACTTAAAGGAACGAGACGAGACGGGATCAAAGAACTCCAACGAGCGACAGGATCAGGACTCCAGTGCCAGCTAATGTTAGTCCAGGAAACATAAACAAAAGACAAAGCCAAACGACAACGAAGGTCATGTGGCAGCTCCCGCTGCAGGTTTCTCTTCCAGCAGCTCCTGGGCCCGGACCTCTACTGCCCACCAAACGAGGTCGTTCGTAAAGTTCTGTAACGAGCCTGGATCATTAGTTACATGTTGCAAAAACTCACCGTTCTTCAGGCCGTTGTCATCGGCCTGGTCCCCGACCAGCTGCCAGATCTCCTCCTGATGCTGCTCATGAAACGCTGTAGTCTCTGCGTAATACGTAAGCCCCGACACTCCGCCTGAACAGCCGTGCTTCGCAATGTCTGCAATTAATCCTATATCCTGCTTTTCGTACTCAGCGAGGCATTCCTTAATGCTTGGCATCAAGAACCATTCTTGTAGTTCATCCATAATTCTCCTTTGGTTAGTCGCGCCTTCTATATAAGACACGATGGGATACCTGTCAAGAGCTATCTTTGATCTTTTTTAATCTTTCCTCGAAAATCCATTTCTTTTCCTCTGGCATTTCCCTTATCATCTGAGCTACCAGCTCCTGAAGACTGCTTACCTGCTGCGCCAGCTCCCCAACTCTTTTGTTATAAGAACGAGCTTTGTTCTCTGTTCGAACGAGATCGAGGGCGTCAAAATCTATCGCCATGTTTTCCTCCTTTGTTTAGTCTGACCATACGACATCATGGGATCGAGGTCAAGCAAAAGTTTCTCCTGAACAGGTCGGGCTCCTGAAGCTCCAGCTGCAGGTCTCGGGCTTTGGCCTTAAACGAGAACGAGAACGAGGTTTTTCATTACCTGAAACGAGATCCTGCTGCAGGTCCCCAGGCCACTGATCAAACAAAGAGGGAAAAGATCAGTGGCCAGGGCACGAGAACGAGAGCTACGCTGCATCAGGACAGGATCCCAGCTCCGTTAGCATCCTGCGCTGGACCAGTGGCCATTGTAACGGGAACGAGAACGAGGCAAACGGCACGAGGGAACGAGGATCAGTGAAAACGGACACCGGTCTGTACAGTTTAAGGGTTCTCTTCAAAGGGGTCTCTCCCAAGATAATAATTTTACCACCAGCCAATATATATTTGTTAATCCAAACAATCTGCCATTTATTTAGCTTCGGATAACTTAATGAATCTGATTTTAATTCTATCCAAAAAACTTCGTTACTCATGACTGCGTGGATATCTGGAATACCGTTGATTGTACTAGATTCTATGCGAGTTAAGAAGCAATCAGTCAACCCTTTTTTTACCTTCTGCCATAGCCTAGTTTCCCCATTTTTATTAGACATGATTAAGTAAGTTTTATAATTTAATTTTCCTAATTGATTTGATAACTGCTGTTGGGATAATAGTTGTTGCACCAATATTGTCAAACGTTGGTTTATCTTTAGACTTAATGTAATCACTAAATATTCTTGTAATACCATTTTTTTGACTAAGTAAGTAACCTTTTGATACGCATACAGGTAACTGCTCTTTGCTTAAATCTTTTGTGCTACTCCAGCCAGCATCACCTTCGATATCAAGCCATTCTATTTCTACAAATGGATAATCATCAATTACATTACCGAGATTTTTAAAATCAAAGTTTAATATTTTAGATTGTTGTCTCTTTTTTTTAATCATCAATTTCTACCTTAATTTTACCAACTGAAGTAATAATAGTGGAGTTGTGTACTTGATTGAAAACATCCAACCATTCTGACCAACTAGCTTTCTTCAATTGTTGTAACGTCTTCGGACTCAACTTTAATCGTTTTGGCGTTATGACCATCGATCTTGTTTGATAATTCCTCAAGCTTTTTTTCAAGTTGCTCACGTGACATACCCTCCAGACCACTAACAGTTACTTCTTTTCTATCAACATAAGCACCAGCCAATTGACCAGATCTATACTCAGCATTAATAGCAGCAGCGAATTGTTTTTCTTTCTCTGCTTTGTCAGCAATTCTCTCTAACCTTTTATATCTTCTAAGGTTGTCACTTGTATATTTTTTTACTTCTCTTTCAAACAACTTATCAAAGTAGTTCGCAATATGAGGACTGTGTTTTCTAGATAACATTCTAGATGCAACAGAGCCATAATCTTTTTCATTAGTACACACATAACCTGCACGTTTTAATGCTTCGGCTTGTGTAATCGAACCCCAATCAGCAACATAGATTTCCACAAACATTTTTTGTTTTGGAGTTAAATCTAATTCAGTCCTTAATGATTTCTTTTTGAGTCCACCAGGCATATTATTTTAATTTATTTAAATCTCTTATAATCATTCGTCTTTTACTTTTAATTAAATGAGGACTATTTATATGAAAAGTTTTAAATGGAATTTTAGATTGTATCTCTCTTCTTATACCAGACTTTACATCGCTTTTAGCAGTCGATCTCGACACGTTACTATCTTTTACAATATCAGAAGTTTTTTTACCTCCTGATTTTCTATAAGCTTTGTAAGCAGTTTTTATACCTGCTGTAAGTAAATCAGTAACTAATTTTTTAACCATAATTTTCTACTATATAGATATTTCAGAGTAATGACTAGTTCCTAATAACCAAATGTTTGCGTTCCAGCAAGAGTGGTGTATCCAAGATACACCATAGATACACCATAGATACACCACTAAAATTGATTAAAACTATTAGTACAATTGACTAATAGAACATTAGATACACCAGATACACCTCTTTTACCCCCTGAGCACTTTTCTTTTTCAATCACTCTAGATAATCTATATAGTAGAAATTTCCCATTGCCCGGTAGCCGTTATTCTGGTACAGTTCAGCTGTGTTCATTCACAATTATTGGTTAATTACTTCTGGAGGTTTTTTGAGGAATTGCTCCCTATGCTTTCCTCCAGGAGTCAAACACATTCGACCCCCATGACTAGCTTTCTAACCGTTTTAAATTTTCTTTTAATATTAATTTCTTAATAATTCTTCTCTGCTCCTTAGTCCCACATTCTCGATACCTCTTATATAAATCTCTATATTTTATCCAGGATATCTGCAATTTAGTAAAAAAAATTTTACCATTATCTACCATCTTCATGTACTCACCTCGTACAAATTCAGGATCCATGTTAGCACCCCAACAGATGTCTTGAAATTCTATACTATTACTTACAAACCATTTATGAGAATCATGCTTATAATAAGTCTCTTTTTTAAAACCGGATGGATTAACAGCGTCCTCCAACGCTTGAACCAATATAGCTTGAAACAATCGCTGTTCTGCAAAAGCTTTAGGTTTTACAATTTCTAGGCTCAATTTAATGCCCAAAAATTTGAGTAAGCTGGGAGCACAAGTCATAGGCTTTCTTCTTATCCATTAAAAAGGTTTTAGATTTTTTATTTTTTATAACCCTAATAGATTTTTTTTCGTACACTTTGAAATACAAATTCCACATGCGCTCAAGGTAGTTCATCTTGTCCTCACCTGTCATGAGGTCCAATAATATAATTGAAGATTTAAGTAATCCCTTAGCTTTTTTGGTACTCATTTGCATAACCACGATGCGGGAAAAGATATCGATATGGAAAAATTACACCGTGGCTAAGCATTTTTAACAACCAGTTTTAAACCTTTAGCTTGCGCTATTAATTTACGTCCTGATCGCCATCTATCCTCGATTTTGTCGAGAAAAGAAAGACTGAAATTTCCTAAACCAAAGTCATTTCCACAATACAACTGAAACATTAAACTTGTTAACTCATCATACGTTTTCTTATTTGGACACACCATCACTAGCTTGTCCAACGCATTATTTAATGCTTCTTCACTACTTTTCTTAATAGCTTTACCCACAAATAAATCCTTAAATTAAAGTTAAATTTGAGTTTCGTTGTTCTATGAAAATAAAGTGTTTTGAAAGCCCCACTTATTTCATTTAGGCTTAGGAATACTATTTAATTAATAACTATTTTAATTTTGATTGCAAGTAAAAAAAAAGGGCCAGTCTCCCGGCCCTTATCCAACACTAGACTTATGCAGCTTGTGTGTCTATCACCTACTTCAAGAGTTTCTTTCCTTGGTTCAGTAAATTTTCTTTCATTTTAGGTTCTGCCAAACCCTCTTTCTTAGCAATTTTTTTAATCGAATCACTAACCATTTTCTTAATCATGTTACCAGGATTTCTAAGGCCATTTGCCCCCATAGCCCTTATGATTGTATATGATTCGATATCCACTGCAATTGATTTCCATTTGTTTACGTCCATTGTTTCTCCTATTTGTCTTGATACTCTTTTGTTTTAAAAAACTCAACCAAATTAATTCTCTTACTTGGCACTCGTCCTGCATTAAATATTTTTTCAAATATTTCAACATAGTCAGCAGTAGAAGTTCCAGCAAGTAACCAACTCGATCGTTGTTTACAAGCAGTTTTAAACCTAACAAAATCCCATTTAGGATGTTTGTCAGCTACTATATAAGCATGCACCATAGATCGTTTCATTCTTTTGCTAGTGTCTTCCATACCTACAAAGTAACGTCTCAACTGCATCAGTTGTGATCCAATACGATCACAGTTTTCGATACCTCCTGCAGGGATTGAGAACGAACCTGTTTTAAAATCAGTGGATATTCTATTCCAAAGACTAGATATTTTTAGAAGTAATACAATTACTTCTGCAACATTCATACCATATTGGTTCATTTTACTTTTACAGATTTTATAATCCATTTTATTTCTAGCACAGTGTTGACCTAAGTAATCATTCATAGACCAATTCTTACGTCCTGTGTTTAACCTAGCCACATCTAATGGATCTTCACTATCCATAATAATATATGGAATCTTAAGGTCTAACTGTTTCCTAGCCTCAAGGGTATGTTGGCCATCAATGACCTCCATGTTTTTATTAACTCTAATTGGATCTTCAAGATCTCTATCAGAAATTAATTTCTTTAATTGTTCAACATGCGCTGCATCTACAGGTCTGTTGCCTCTTGTTTTTTTGAACTTCGTATAATCCGTAGTTTCAAAAAATTTATTGTTAATCGCTTTGTTCATATCTTTTCCTCTTGGTTAGTTAAGTATTAAATACCCCAATGATGCAAAAATAAATAATAAAACTTTTGCAGGGATAATTGTTAGTAATGCAATAAACATCATACTAAAGATCAGGTCTTTCATCGGCACCTCTCTGTTGATCTTGTATAAGTTTATTAGCAATGACTTCGTTGATTGGGTATATAGGCATATCTTCAAAATTCATTGAACACTGTTGTAACAATGACATAACTTCTTGATACGCTTCGTCTTGATATTCTAAGGGCTCACCACTCATGTCAGTTTTTGGTAGCTTTGATAAAATATCATCTACTTTTGCGCTCCACTCCTTAAAAACTTCTGAGTCGCATTTTGTTGTTGTTGCCATTTGGCCTCCTCTTTGTTAGTATTATTGTATATCTTTATATAAACATTTTAATGGGATATGCAAGTAAATAATAAGCTAGGATAATATAGGATGAAATTCATTTTAATTTTATACGTATGTAATATGACCAGTGGCGTGTGTCCGGGATCTAGTTACATGCCTTTTGAATTCAATAGTCACTTAGATTGTGTACTAGCTGGATATGTATACTCACATAAAACGGTTCTGGAATTAGATAAAGAATTAGTTAATAAGAATAAATTAGCTGTAAAATTTGAATGCAAACCAATACCTTCAATTTAGAGCGCACTATCCTTAGGAAAAAATTTAATTTTTAAGCTAGTAGTTAGCTAGCTATGTCTAGAAGACCTTTTCTTGCGTCTTCTACGCTTTGATCATTGATCTTAACTCTGATCTCTTTGATCTTTATATCAATCCACTTCATGTCAGTTGTAACTCTACCCTGTTCCAACGCTTGTGTTGCCCACTTGGACTCCAACTGAAGTTTCTCCGATATTAACTTTTGTAGTGCCATCTCGGTCTATCTCCTCAAAGGTTAAGAAAAAAAGATTTGGATTTTCAAATCCAGCCCCTTCTTTTTCTATTACATCTCCTGA